GTTCGTACCACTCCGTGCCATTAACACGTCAACCCAATTGGTATTCACCTGGCCGCCAGCAGCATCACTGCGTATATCAGGATGCGATTCGAAGTACTTCATCGTTGGCGATGTGTCAGTGAAGGCCTCGATGTTAAACAGCTCCCCATCATCTCGCATTTTGGTTAAGCGAAACTTGGTTTGCAATTCGATGTTGGCAAAGAACTCACCCAATGTTGGCATTTTGATGGGCTCAATGGATGGGTCGAGCAACATGTTATACGGGTCATGTGCTACTACTTCATTGCCATCTTGTACAATAACGTCCTGTGCAACTGGTCTGCCAGCAGCATCGGATACAAGTGTTTGCCCACGCTGTGCCATCCAGTTGATGCCGAACGCACCGATGTTGTACTTGAGCGCATCCAACAGGAACATGGCATAGTTGTTGTAATGGCTGAAATACTCGGCATGGCGATTCATTAACGAGGCGAATCCATCTGCCACTTGTTGCTGGTCTGCTGGTGCAATGGCACCGTACATCGCTTCATCTGGTGCCAATACGGATAGTAAATACGTCTGCGCTTCATCGAGCTGCGCGAATATCATTGATAGCTTCTCATCCGTGGGTTTAATCCCCACGCCACGCGCATTGTCACGTGCCCGTTGCTGGTCATCCGCATCTCGCAGCAGATACCCGTAATACTCACGGTCGATATACCGATATGTTTCCAACGAGCGAGCGCGCATCAATGCCGCTGAGTCCAGGCGTTCTGTCAGATGTGCCATCAGGTCAACTTGCTGCTGGGCATTGATGCTCAAAGTGTCATTGACTTGTATCGATCCAGCAGCTTTGCCAGGATTGCTCGATACATTGCCTTTGTTTTTGAGACCTTTGAATTTAATTGCCATTTAACATTCTGCCATGTTGACTAATCGTTGTGCCGCTTGAACTGGGGCATTTGGTAGTGTACGCATTATAGCTGCCATATAGCGTGTTTGCATCTGCGTGCCATATGCACAGCAATCAATCACGTCATCATCGTTGTCTTTGCGTAATGGCTCTAACATGAGTAGCTGTTGCGTGACAATGTAATCACCCTCGGTCAATGCGTATCGTGTACGATGGTTATTCGACTTCTTGAGCTGCGATGCCCACGTTGTAATTCGCTCATTCTTCCTCTGATTGCCAGTTGACAGCTCCACGAACTCGTATTGCGTCAGGTTATCTAGCAATTTCAGGTGCTCAAAATGGTGCTTGATTCCGCCCTGCATGGCAGCCGTTTCGACGCCAATTACCCGGAATCCCCAGCGCGCAGCCATGGCAATGATTGCATAAAACAAAGTGGTAGGGTCGATCCCACGCCAACTGTCAGTTTCAACGATCTGCCATTGCTCTTCCTCGGCTATCCAGGCGTGTGCCACAACTGCTGCTCGATCTGCCCATGACTCCTTACTAATGGCAGGATCGACTGTGATAAACCCATATTCAACATCTGGTGGCAATCTGGCAGGCTTGTAGCAAATCTCTTCTGATTTGATGATGCCCCCACCTTCTGCCACTGGCTGATTCATCATCTCTGCGAACCACCGCGCTGCCATGCCATTTGATTCGTACTCGCGGAAATCATCCTTCAATGCTTCAATTGGCCACATGTCAGGCCATAGCGATTTGCCATCCTTGCGTATGCTGCCATACAGATATGAACGCCATTTGTCCGATGTGAGCAACTTGTACAGTAGTGACCTGGCAGATAGCAGGTTGCCAGCCACAATCACTTTGTTCTTAAACGGGTTCAGACATTTGATGAAAGGACCAAACCACCATTTCATCATCTTCTGATGCATGGCATCTGACTCTACATCTTCATCATCCTCGGCGTCATCCACGATTGCCAATTGAGGGCGTTCGTTGCTTACATTGATGCCACGTACACGCTGTCCCGAGCCAAGTCCACGCAATATGCAAACCTTATTCAGGCTGGGGATTTTGAATTCGTAAATGCCAACACCATCTTGACGCTTCCGCCATTCGACACGGCCAAACACTGCTTGGAAGTTCTCAGTGTCAAAGAAGCTGGCAATGTCGTTTACATACGGGACAACCAAATCGTGGCTGCCAGAAACATATAGGACAAACCTGTAATCACTAAACAATAAGTACCATACAGCACATAGTTTAGCAAGCGTAGTTTTCGCGTGTGCTCTTGGAATGGCAATAACCAATCGTTTGACTTCACCATGCGTCATCTCCGTGAATATTTCAATATGGAAGTCTGGCACTTCGTGTGACAATTGATCTGCCAAGAAGAAGTGAATAAAGAATTCTGGGTCAAATTCCAACATCTTGCGAATGTCAGCTACTGGAACTGTAACTTGTTGTGTTTCTGTATTCACCCAATATCAACTGTAAACATCTTGGCAATATCAGCCTGGAAGTTATCTGATTGCAACAGGTGTTCTGCGTCTTGCAATGGGAGCGCATCAACACGTTTGGCATTTACGTCGATTGCACGCTGACCGATTTCCACAGTCTCCTGCAATTTGGTCACGAATGCCATATTCAAATTGATGACAGCAGTTGCATTGGCTCTGCCATCTATAGGGACATTTCCGAGTCCTCCACGGCGCTGCGCTTTGTTTGCTTGTGATGCCACACGCAATGCAAATTCGGGGTCTGGGTTCGCTGCCATTGCTTCGAGCACGTGGCCCATGGCATGTTCTTCTATCGAATCCCAACCGCGATTTAGAGTATCAGTTTGTTCCAGGTCTTCCGACTTGATCTCTGCCAACAAGGTCTTGAACTTCTCAGTGTCAACGATTTGCGAAATGCGCCCCTCGGTCAACCCACACGCCTGTGCAATTTGCTTCTGCGAAACGTCCATCGCCACAAGCTTCGCAACTCGATCTAGCATTTGCTCTTGTAATGACAAAGTATCCACGAGGCTTCCTAACACTGGCTAACGAATTTGTGTGCCGTTTCTTCATGCAAGAATAGCACAATTCCCAGCCGGATGCCAATTTGCCAGGTGTTATTTCCACGTTATTTCTTGTTATGTTTGGTTTTTAATATTTAGTTAAAATCTCTGTGAGGATATTTATACGTGGGGGGCTGAGGGCGCAAATGGGGGATACCCCTCCCCCTTAAACGAAGGGGGTGGTGTATGGTCAGGGAATAATAACTTGTGCCAGGGATGGCACTCATTGTTTATCTTTAGAGCCTGCATGGCGATTGAATGCAAATGCCTGTGAGTGTAACGAACTCATTGCTCTGGTTTTGGCTGCATGCAATGCAAATCAGTTGTGCGCAGCACTCATTGTTTCTGTTAGCTGCATGCAATGCAATTGGTGTCGTGAGCGAATGCGAACTCCTTGTTTGAGCGAAGCGAACGATTTTTGTTGCGGTGCGGTATAACTGCCATTGGGCGAGCGTATGCGAGCTGCGATTTTCCGACACGTTGCGCGTTGCCATCCGTGGCGCGGCGCGTTGCCCTCTTAGTATGTGATGAGTTTCCGTTGTCGTGGTGGCGCATCAAGTCGCGTGATAATGCCAAAGTTCTCAGATTGCATTAACTTAACGCGTTCGCCTTTGGCAATTGTCCACGTTTCACATATCAAAGTTTCGGTGATAGTGTGCACAATTGGCCGCGTTCCAATATCGGGCCAAGGTAGCTTACGCATTTGCCTATGTAGTTTAGTGTTCAAGCTTGCAATCTCCACATTATTTCATAGTTGCGGTATGTGTTGCAGGTATTGCGGTAGTTCTGCGCTGCCAGCGTGTAGGCACAATCAATGCTGTCTTCGCGTGATAATACCGATTGCAAATAGGCGTATGCCTGCTCGGTGGTAGTTGAGTTGCCACGTGGTGTAGTTTCCATTGTTTCGATGATGAATTTGCCTGCGGTCGTGTCGTGCATGATAGTTATTATCACGTTGCAGCCGTTTGCCATTATGAAAGCCTGCGAACTGGTAATTGTTTGAGTGCTCATTGTTTGTATTCTCCCGAATAACTGTGATTTAGTGAGTTGGTGTAAATTGGGA